TTAGAAAGTGCTCTCTCTAAATTAAAGACGGGCATAACTGAACTCCAATTATGCATAGATGAGTTAAAAGCTGAAATGTGTGTAATTGATTATTCAGGTAAACTGATAAAGCATGAATTTACAATGGCTGAATTGGTAAAGTTTGGTAATACTAAGTATGGTATTTTCAAAACCAGCTCACGTCAAATGAAAAATGTATATATTCGCCACAGTCTAATCTACTTGGCTAGAGAACATGGTTTCACTTATTTTGGAATTGCAAAGTTTGTCGGACTAAAGCACTGTACTTGTATACATGCTTGTCACCAAGTTGAAGATCATTTATTTGTAAAGAACACTGAGTTTACTCGGATCTTTAACTTAATTATACAAGAGTTTAATGAATACTTAGAAAAACGAGAAAATGAACATCTGGCTCCCCCTACTAAAAGAAACAGGTCTAAGTCCTAACCAGCTATATCTTATCTGGTGTATTGGTACACAGACTAAACCATTGAATATCAATGTACATACTGAGTTTAGAGTTCTCAAAAACCAGGGTATTATTGATGAGAATGGTGTTCTATTACCAGAGGGACTAGATATTCTAGAAAGAATTCCTAAATCAAAGGGGACTGTTAAACCTAAACTAGAACTAACTGATGAGCTTATTATGGCTTACCTAGAAATATTTCCAAAAGGTAAGCTACCTAGTGGTAAGCAAGCAAGAGCTGACAAGAAGAACATCAGAAGCAACTTTGACTGGTTCTTTAAGACCTACAAGTATGATTGGGATACGGTTATAAAAGCTACAAAGCTATATGTAGATGAGTATGAGACTAAGAATTTTCTGTACATGAGAACCTCTCAGTATTTCATCAGTAAATCAAATCCTGATAGAACTCGTGACTCTGAATTGGCTAACTATTGTGCACAAATTATTAGTGGTGATTATCAAGATGATAGAAATCATTTCTCAGAAAAAGTTGTTTGAGTCATAATTTTTATTTAGTTTTGAGCCTGCAGTCAATTATAGCACAAGGGTAATCGCCTTTGTGCTTTTTTATCTAAACAACATGGAGACACCCACCCTCTGGAAAAGCCAGAAAGAAGCCTTTCAGCAATCTCTTGAATACATGAAGGGGAGAATGGAAGGTAGGATTAAAAGTATTAAGACTCCGTGGACCAAGTTTAATGATGCAACTACAGATGGTATAGAATGGAGCTCACTCACTGTTATTGGTGGTAGACCCGGTGCCGGCAAAACCCTGATTAAGGATCAGATTATTAGGGAAGCTTTTGAACGGAATGAAGGGGAAACTTTCAGAGTGCTAGAGTTTCAGTTTGAGATGCTGGCTAGAACCAGCGCTATCAGAGAGTACTCAAGTGTTATAGGCAGAACCTATAAATACTTGTGTAGTGCAGATGGAAAGCTTACCAATGAAGATTTGGTAAGATGTTATGATTATGCCAAAAAGAGAATTGGGTTCCCAATTGATGTAGTAGAAGAACCTATTACAGTAAATGAGTTTAAGGAACAAATAGCTCTGTATATGAGACAGCATGCTATCCGACATGAGGATGGTAGCTTTGAGTATACAAAGACTATTGTATCCCTTGACCACTCTCTTTTGCTTAAAAAAGCTCCTTTTGAAAAGGACAAGTATGATACCCTGTATAATCTAGGTGAGGCTATTACCGAACTGAAGAGAAGGTATCCTATTGCATTTATTATTCTGAGCCAGCTTAACCGTAGTATTGACAATCCTGAGAGGAATGAAGACGGTAAGTATGGTAATTACATCCTTGAGTCTGATATATTTGGATCAGATGCTCTATTGCAGCATGCTGATACTCTTATAGGGCTCAATAGACCCGGTAAACAGAAGATTAGATTCTATGGTCCGGACAGATTTGTAATAGAGAATGATAGAGTTCTTGTTATGCACTTCCTGAAATGTAGGAATGGTGATAACCGAATGAGCTTCTTTAAAGCTGAGTTTGAGAAAATGAAAGTTACTGAGATGGAGACACCGCCTCAGCAAGAAAGAAGAATTTCTAAATAATAAGTAATATGAGTATAAGTACAAAAGCTGAGTTAACAAGTAAAGAAAAGATTGCCCTGCTAAGAGAAAAGCATCAACCAATATTTGATGCTCTACAAGTAAGTAATGCTTTATTCTTTCCTAAGATGGCTTATAGACCACATGGAAAAGATGAGCTTTATATTAGCTTTTTTGCTAGTGAGCTAAAAAGAGAGGGAGACATTTATACTGAGTTTGTTAGCAGAGACTATGTTTCTGAAGATAGCAATAGAACTCTATGGATGTGGCGTTATAATCCACATTGGGAAGAAGAGTATGAATCTACTGAGCCCAATGATTTAGGACATGTAAGATATTTGGTTCCTGTCAGTGAACTAATTAAGGTTAACATGCCTAAGGAAAAAATGACTCCAGACCCATTTGAATCATTTGGTCAAGATCTTATAGATGATGCGCCAATTGATGAAATGACTATTAGAGACTTTGCTACCATTATGACTGGCAGACCTCTTAGCACAAAATCTTGGTTAAACAATCTTATATCAGGTAAATGAGCGAAATAGTATTGCCAATGACCAAGGTCTCTGCTGAGACTAAAAGTCCAAAGAACCTTATTATCTTCTCTAAACCTAAGGTGGGTAAAACTACCTTGCTGGCTAATCTAGATAATTGTCTTATCCTAGACTTAGAAGATGGTTCTGATTATGTAGATGCTGTTAAATTAAAAGCAAGATCTATTGATGATATCCGCGCTATTGGTAAAGCTATCAAAGAAGCGGGTTATCCTTACAAGTATGTTGCTGTTGACACTATTACCGCTCTTGAGGAAATGTGCATTCCTTTGGCTGAGGAGATGTATTCTAAATCTTCTATGGGCAAAAACTGGCTTACTGAGGGTAAACCTAAGTACGGAAGTCTTTTGAATATGCCTAATGGTGCTGGTTATCCCTGGTTAAGGGAGGCTTTTACCAAAGTGGTAGATTATCTAAAAACTTGGGCTCCTAGAATTATTCTAGTGGGTCACGTTAAAGATGTAGTACTTGATAAAAATGGTTCAGAGTTTAATGCTCTAGACCTTGATTTGACTGGTAAACTGAAGAGGATTACTAGTTCTCAGTCTGACGCTATTGGGTATTTGTTCCGCAAGGGAAATAAAAATATTCTTAGTTTTAAGACTACAGATGAAATATCTTGCGGTGCCAGGCCGGAACATCTAAGAAACAAAGAAGTGATTTTATCAGAGCTTGATGCTGATGATAAGCTTACTACTTTTTGGCCAAATATCTATATTGACTAATTTTTTAACTAAGTAAAAATGATTACTACAAAGAACATTACCTCAGGTGGAGGTACACCAAAAGTTATTCAACCTGGTATAGTTGAATGCAAAATTAATTCTGTTTCTCTAGATAAAGTTCCTTACAAAGAAGGGGCTTATCATCTATCTCTTAATGTTGAGTCTACCCCAATGGGTGATGACTTTGAGGGATTCTTGATTGATAAGGACAACCCTGATAGTGGTAGATATGATGGTCAAATTGGTCGTGTAAGATTTTCTGAGTGGCCTTATTCTGATGGCGAAACTAAGACTGGTATCAAGATTTCAAGAGATACTGAGATTGTAAAGGCTGTACAGAATATCTGTAAAGAAACTCATTGCACAGACTGGCTTGAAGCACAAGACAACAAGCATGAGACAATTGAGGAATTTGTAATGGCATTCAATAGTGATAAGCCATTCAAAGATAAGTTTGTTAAAATGTGTGTTGCTGGTAGAGAATACATGAACAAAGCTGGTTACATGAATTATGACTTGTATTTACCAAGAGCAGGTCGTGGTCAATCTAGCATTGAGAGCACAGAAAAAGAGCTAAGCAAGCTTATTGCTTTTGACTCTGAAGCTCACATTAAGAAGGCTAAAACAGAATCTGTAACATCATTTTCTGCGGGAAGTGATGATGATTTAGATGTTCCAACAACATCAAAAGTCTCTGCGGATTTTAATTTAGATTTATAAATTAAAGGTTGTAAAGGGGGTGTAACAGCCCCCTTTATATTTTTATGATACGCA